GGCGGTGTAAAGGCGACCATCTTGGTCTTCGACCATGAACCAGTCGCCATTATCAAATTCGCTAACAATTTTGACGCGTGCGCCAGTTTTCTTGTGCTGATAAAGCATAGGTACCAGAGGTTATCTGGTACCTACTTTAGCCTAATCAGCCGCTAGTGACGGTACGACCAATCAAGTAAGAGTCGATATCTTCGTAAGCAGGGGCGTCATCCGGACGGACATAGCACACTTCCACAACCAGATAACCGGTGCGGCCTGCAGCAATATCAGCATCAGAAATGTACACACCACCAGAAACGGCGGTATCGTTAGCGGCACCCTTGGCAAACACCGAGAAGGTGGTTGCAGCAGTGGCCTTGTAATACACGTTGGTGTTGGTAACGCCTGCAGCACCAGTAGCAGTGATGAAGGGGTCGGTACCAAAGGCTTGGCTAGCACCAGAGAAATAAATCTTGGTGGAAGCGTCGCCGGAAACGGTAGAAGTCAAGTTGGCTTGGATGACGTTTTCGCCAACACCTGAAGCAGCGGTGGGGCTACCAGAGTTGTTGCGGCCAAACGAAATCACGTTACCGGTGGCGGCATAAACACCAGAGGCGGCGCGGCCATCCCAACCGGAAGCAACAGAGATAGCAGTACGATAAACGTAAGCACCCTGAACACTAGAACCGGAGATCACCATACCGGTGATGTCGGTGCGAGTGTCATCCTGACGGTAAGGTGAGGGAACAATCACAGCCATGGTCTGGCCACTAGTGGTGGCAGAACCAGAGGCCCAGGTTACGGGAACATAACCACGGGTTTGGAAATAACGGTAACCAGGAAGTGCCAACACACAAGTGGGGCCAGCCTTGGAAGCGTTATTAGTGGTGCCGCCAGTGGTATCAATGTTTTTGTACCAGCCGTTTAAAGCTACTGCCCAGTTGCCTGGGTAGATTTTTTTAGCAGATAAATAAGTCATTTATTTCTCCTTGAGATTTATTTGATTACGCCGTCATCAGACACGAAACTGAAACCAGTGGTAACGAAATCTTTGTTCAAGATTTCAAAACCAGCGTACAGTTGCCAAATCAAGATGATGAAGCGGCTGAAGTCATCGTTATTGTTGATCAACACCTGAGCGTTAGGACCACCGATACCGACGCCAATGGCCTGAGGGCCGAAGAAGTAACCTTGTGCAACTTCTTGGGTGGAGTAGTTGGAACCAGCGTCAAAAGAGGCACTCAGTGACTTGGTTGGGAAGTTGGTCGATTCGAAGAACTTCACACCTTCAAACTGAACGCCAGTAGGCATTACGGGTTCGCCAGCAAGGAAATAACCTTGGCCAGCTTGGGGACCCATAAAGAAGCTGGAGTTGTTGGGCATCGCAGGATTGCCCATGTACATACCCTGACCAGGGTTGCCAGAGTAACGAGCGATCTCACGGAAGTCAGAGTCACGACGCAGGTGCATCATGAACGTGGGATCACAAATGCAACGATACAGACCATCGGAATAGGTCGGCACGTTGCGCTTACGCAGGTCCTTAACAACGTTCAGCAAGTCGGTACGGACTTGGAACTGTTGAACTTGGGCAGTGTACTCAGCGGCGGTGTAAGAAACACGACCGGAAGAATCCTTGGCTTTGTTACCAGCGAAGTAGTAACCGCCTTGGGTGGTGGAAGCTTGACCGTTGGCTTCTGCTTTGGCAAGTTCGTCAATGAAGACGCGGTCACGCCAACGACGATAGTCATCCAGCAGGGTGAGGCTACCAATCGACTGGTGGAACATATTCAAGTTACCGGTATCCAGCAGCAAGCGCTGGGCGGTAATCAGGGTTTCACGGGCAATCTTAAAGGTCGAAGGCTGGGTAGGATCGCCGGGGTCCGCAGGACCAGTGTATTCCTTAAGCACCACAAGGACTTTCTCCTTGGTGATGTTACGGCTGTTGGCAGTACCAATGGTTTGGTCAGCAATGCGCTCGCGGCTATCCTTAGTACCAGGGGTGCCCCAGAACTTGTAGCGGTCGAGTTGTACGGTTTGACCGGGCTGACGGGTGAAGTCGTGGACAACCACGGGCTCCACTGCCATTTCGGCAATGTAAGCGGGGTGGGGACGGTAGAGTTCCGCGCCCAGGATTTTTGGAAAATCGTTCGCCTGGTCTCTAGTTTCTTAGAGGGGTGGACTATCTCTTCATCCCCGAGGGATGCCGGACGCTAAACCTGGTATTACGCAGTAAGTTCGTACTGCCCCCAGTAGTCTCTGCACCTTCCAATCACGGGCTTGATTGGCTTGGCTCAGGATTGCCCTCGGCTTTACGTTAGGGTTTCCCTGAATTCATCCGGTTTTCACTTATCAATTGCTCGATAAGGTGACAACGTGAGTGTTCAGAATAGATGTGTTAGGCTTTGGGAAACTGTTCAAGAACAACATGGATCCAAAACTTGTCCCTGGCTTTGGTAACCTTTACTTAACGGAGAACGGAAAAGCTTTTGAAAAAAAACTTAATCAGGAAAATCAAGAGATTCTTGTTGAGATTCCTATTAGTTCTACCAGTGCCTATGATCGTGTTTCAGTTCTTGTGGACGGGAAAAGAAAACGATTTCATTTGCACGTTTTGATGGCAATTGCTTTTCTTAAATTAGATCTTAGATCTCATGGCACCCATAATTTTTCTTTACAAGTGGATCATAAAGATAACAACAAACGGAATAACCGAGTTGATAATCTAGACGTAGTCACTAAACAAGAAAATTTAACAAGGGCTTGGGAATCTGGATCTTACCAAGATAACGGCTTTGCCAGTAAAGGGAAACCGAAGAAATCTTTAAGAAAGTTTTCTTCAGTAGACGTAATGCAGATAAAGGCTTTAAAAGAAGCAGGTCTTTCTTATCGAAAGATTGCGGAAAAGTTTAACTGCAATCATGGGTCTATTTACCAAATCCTTAAGGGACACACCTACCAGGATCTGAACTAGCTATCAATAAACACTTTGGCTTATCCTCCAGTGTCTTGTTTTTATTCGGGTGAAAGAACGGATCGAAATCCTTTCTTATCTAAAATTTTAGCAGTTGATAATTTATGTGTGAATACATACTAAAAAACCAGGTAATAAATAAATACCACCTGGTTTAAAGTTTGGAATCACTCCATTACAAACAGTTTGTTTGCAACGGTTCCAGGCTGAGCATGATTCAGGATGCGCCAGGCATTCTGGGGATCACGCGCCATAGTTTCGCTAAAGCCGCCCCAGAAGTTTTCGGGTTGTTGGCGACCAGCGGCACTAGGAGGTGCGGGGAATTCGGCAATACCGCCACCAATGGGTTGGGTGCGGTAACCACGAGAGCCAAGTTCGGCTTCGTTTTCATATACGGGATAAGGACCTTCGGGGCCAAAGTACTTCAGCGTGTAATCGCTAAGAACATCGGGGTTGGTCAGAATCTCGTTATAAGCCAGGTTCTCCTGGTGCTCATTAACTGCAAAGTTGGCATAGCCACCAAGGGTATTAATTGCTTCCATGGCAAAACTGGCATAACCGCCAAGGGTTGCATTGGCTTGCATGCCCCAAGCAACGGCGCTATCTAACATGCCTTCAAGTTGAAGGGCGTAGTTATTTAGGATTGCCGGAGCTTCTGCCCCGAACGCGTCGTGAACTTGACGGGTTTCGTTGCTGAGGTTGTAGTAATCCGCGATTGCCCGGTCCACTTCCTGTGCTTCCGCCGCCGGTAAGGGCATTGAAGAGATTAGGGAATAGTTGGGAGAGTATGCCGGGTTGAGATATGAGGTCGGCATCCCCGATTGTGGCATAGCTTGGTAGCTTTGAGTCCCAAAGTTGGCCGGGGCGTATTGAGGTGTCGTCGTCGACGGTTGACCCTGGAATGGGGATTGGACTGGTGAGCTCAGCAGCCCCACCACCTTGTTGAACGCCGACTCCCATGGGTTGCTCACTGGAGCTCCCGCTGGTGCCGCCACCGAATAGTTCGGTTGGGATTGGGGGGCGTACTGAGTAGGGGCGGATTGGTAGCTGGTACTCACTTGAGGGACCGCTTGAGGGTAACTGGTACCCACCTGATAGGCCACCGGAGCTGCCTGTTGGTAACTCTGGGCTGGTGCCGCCACTGGAGCTGCTGTCACGTAGCTGCTTGGTGCTACTGACGGTGCTTGGCTCATCTGTGGGGTCGATTGGACGGTAGCGTCCTGCATAACTCATCTCCTTTTGTAATGCTTCTAAGGTTCGATACAGATAGGGGGTAAGGTCCAGCCTTGGATCCGCAGCCATCGGTAGATCCGGTGACTCCGGGTGAGGGGTCTGCATCATTCCACCCACCAGGCGAGCAAATTGCGAGAACGCATTCTGCAATTCGCCTACCATTCTGAACGGGAAACCGCTTAACATTGCGGCTCGCTCTTCATCCGTCTTAGACGGAAATAAGAACTTCAGTGCTTCAATGCTATCAACACCTAATTCTTGTAGGTTCCTTACAACAATTGAGTTGTTAAGAACATCTTGAGTTGACTCTTCATAAACAGGTCCAGTCCAACGCCATAAAACTGTTACATCCCCATCAGGAATCAATCCTGTTACTCCGGGTGGAACAACTTTGGTCTCCATGCAAGCCATCATGATTTGTTTGACTTTTTCGTCAAAACCAATCATTGCTTGCTTGTACAGATCATTTTCTTCTGCTGGCGCATCTTCTGCTGGTTCGACAGGTTCTTCCAAGCCTGATGCTTTGGCTAAGGTTGCACGAAATAAGCGTTCTTCTTGGAATACAATCAATTCAATACAACGAGCAATACCGTAAGTATAAATAGCAGTTGCTTTTTTCTTTGACGTGGCCGACACACGTCCAAACAATGATTTGTACTCAGTTGCAGTCACGCCAGCAGAGATGGATAATTCATCAACACCACCTAAAGCTGTACGAATTTCTTCTCTAAATTGACGTGCAAATGAATTTTGATCTCCTGTAATTGCATCTGGAACAATGTAGCCAACACGGTCGTTTGGTTCTAGGTTTGCAATGACGCGTGGAACTCTGATTTGACCATCAACGCCACGACTAATTGGATCTTGCTTGAATGTAGACCGACTCAAGGCGGACAAACTACCAAAGCCAGAGTTTGCTGCGATTGATGGTCGCTGTACTGTTGTGTCTGCCCCAGACTCCATAAGGTCTGTTTTGGGACGAGACGAAAGTAGTGTTGGGTTACCAAAGAACTGAACGTTTTTTCTCATGGTGCGCACTAATTCATCATGCACCACAATGTGGCTGGCCATGCCATCAAACTCGCCCGTTCCTTCGGTTGAAAAACCTTTTGGATTATTAAAAATCTCAACGCAAGGAATAAAACCTAAGCTATTTTTAAACGTTTTAGTTTTGCCAAGGGCTGTATAGTTTGGCATATCAAACGACATTTCACTCTCGGAGTGAGTTTCTTGAATCGTGCGTCGCTTAATAGAAAGACGAATAAAACGTTTGGCACCTTGGGCACCAAGTGTTGCGGTACCTGACAAATTTGAAACGTTTACATTATCTCCAAATCCATTACCTTGTTTGACTTTATAGCTGTAGATGATTACAACTTCATCTAACTCACCGTCAACATTGTAGTAGCTGCGATATTCGTGACTACGGAAGTAGTAAAGACGATAATTTGATTTGGTTGGTCGAATATAAAAAATACCTTTGCCATCACATAGGAAATAATCCCAGATGGAGTCCAGGCGTACGTCAAGCTGATTGTATTTAACTACACGGTCAATAAAGTCTTTACGTTGATTACCAAAATTATCTTGCGTTGGAAAAAATTCAACACCTTGTCGAATTCCGAACATCTTCATTTGAGAAAGATGTGACCCCACAATCATGGTGTCAACATGTGCACCAGGCTCTCTCTCGACCGCTGCGTCGATAATTTCTTTTAGGCGAGCTTTGGTATCGACAGCCATTAACTATTCTTTCCCTTTGCTTCAAGCATCCTAGCAGCTTTACGTTCCTTGCGATGCTTTAACCACACATGAAAAAATGCTAGTTCACCAGGGGTATAAAGACCTGGTCTTTTAATTGCTTTTTTAACTAATTTTTTTTTCTTGGTCATGAAACAATTTTATTAACGTAGCCAGGGGGAACAGATTGTCCTAGTTGAGGACCTGCATAAAAACCAGCATTACCCATGGGGGTCATGCCAGCGTTTATACCGGGATTCATACTAGAGGTAATAGTGGGCATCATGCCAGGCATTCCTTGCGCCAAGGGAAGTTGAGGTCCGCCCCCTGGCATCAAACCACGCTTGATGAGTTCCTCGTTAAGTTGTTGATTCTGTTGTGTACCCCCTTGGTACAAACGTTGTAGTTGCTCGCCTGAACGTTTACCTAAGGGGCCTTGTCCTTGAGGAATGTCAAAGCTGGGACCACCAGCGATTAAGGGACTATCTCCAGTGTTGTCTAACAATGCTGAGTTAGCGGCAGGTATATGCCGTTCAAATGGATCATTTGGATCAGCGCCGTATGTTCCAGGTCTTGCTGGAAACATTTGTTTTAAAGAGGGCTTGGTTCCAGGTTTAAGATATTGGCTAGGATGTTGAGTAGGAATATCTGATTGCGCGTTTGGCAATAAATCTTTTAAAGAAAGACCACCAGCAACCAGGGGACTATAACCAACAGAAGGAAAAAATCCTGGGTTACCTGGGGCGCCTGGTACGTTTGCTGAACCGCCGTAATACATTTTTATATTTCCCG